GGTGAATGGCGCAAAACAGCAGAAGGCGACGGCAAGACTGCTGGTTTCCACCTTTCTGGCTTATATTCACCGTGGACCCCGATGGAAGACACGGTTCGAGACTTCTTGGCGTCCAAGCGAGATCCAATGCGACTGAAAACTTGGGTCAACACCTTTCTCGGTGGGAGTTGGATCGTTAAGAGAGACAGGATTGACGAATTTGAGCTGGTGGACCGCTGTGAGGACTGGGGCGATGAATTGCCGGAAGATGTCTTGCTGATGACTGCTGGCATTGACGTTCAGGATGATCGCTTGGAGATCGAGGTTGTTGGCTGGGGCCGAGGCGAAGAAAGCTGGTCAATTTCGTATGATACGCTTTATGGCGACCCATCGACCTCGGAATTGTGGATCAGGCTAGACAGCTTGCTGCAAAAGACGTTCACGCATCCTCTGCATGGTGAGATGGTTATACGCTCTTCCTGCATTGACTCCGGCGGTCACTACACGCAGCAGGTTTACAATTATGCGCGCCAAAGGTCAGGACGCAGGGTATTTGCGATCAAGGGTGTTGGCGGTGAGGGAAAGCCGATCATTGGCCGACCAACCAAGAACAACATCGGAAAGATAAACCTTTTCCCTGTTGGTACTGACACTGCCAAGGAATTAGTGTATGCTCGCCTGAAGATGACGGATGAGGGTGACGGCTACTGCCACTTTCCAGAGGGTCGCAATGCGGAATATTTCCGTATGCTGACCGCTGAAAAGAAGGTCACGAAGTATTTTAAGGGTCGCCCAAAACGTGAATGGGTTAAGATTAGGCAAAGGAACGAAGCATTGGATTGCAGAGTTTACGCTACCGCCGCACTGGCCGTATTGAACCTGAATATTGAGGCAGTTTACAAGCAGGCACAAAATAGGGTATTATCCGAACAAACTCAACGTCCGTCTAGGGGTCCAGCAATGCCTAGACGCAGTTCCTTTGTGCATGGGTACAAATAATGGCTAATCTTTTTGACTCCGCTAATGCACCAGAGGGCGAACCTCTAGAAGTTGTTGTCGGTGACTTCCTGCAATGGAAGCGCAGTGATTTAGTCGCTGACTATCCTGCTGCGACACATACTGCTGAATATGTGGCCAGGGTTACTGCTGGTGGAAGTAGCGAGATCAAATTGGTCGGGGTCGGCAGTGCAGATTACTATCTGTTCACGGTTGATAGTGCTACATCTGCTGATTTCGATCCCGGCTTTTATCACTGGCAGCTTGAGATCACTGAGACATCCAGCGGCAACCGCGTTGTTGTGCAGCGAGGTGAGTTTAAGGCTGTAGTTGACCTTGACGTAAACGGCACTGATCCTCGGACGCACTCGGAGATCATGCTGGACAAGATTGAAACTATACTTGAAGGCAAAGCTGACAGCGATGTTTCTAATTATAGCATTGCTGGTCGTTCTCTAACAAAGATGACTTTTGATGAGCTTATGGTCGCCCGCGACAGGTATCGTCAGGAGGTCTTGGCTTATCGTCGCAAGCTGAGAATAGAGGCCGGGAAAGCCAGCGGAACAACTGTAAAGGTTAGATTTAGCTAATGGGCATTTTGGACATCTTCAGTCGGTCTAAAAAGCCGAAAAGTCGCAGAAACTATGCAGCCGCCAGCAAAGGGCGGCTTTTCGCTGACTTCAATGCAAGCAATCGCAGTGCTGACAGTGAGATATACCCGGTCCTGCGTGATTTGCGAAATAGGTCGCGCGACTTGGAGCGCAATAACGAATACATGCGCAGATATTTGCAGTTGTTGCGCACGAATGTTGTCGGTGAGGGTGGCATACGGCTTCAGATGAAGGCCCGCAATCCAGATGGCGGCATGGACATCGGCGGCAACAATATTGTTGAGTCAGCATGGGCTGAGTTCTGTCGCTGCGGTGGCCCTACTGTTGACGGTCAGATGTCGATGATTGACTTGCTGAACCATGTCATCACTGGTGTTGCGCGTGACGGCGAAGTGTTCTTGATGAAGGTTCGTGCGAACTATTTGCGTCAGGGTTATGCTTTGCAGCTCATTGAGCCTGACATGATTGACGAAGATCACAACGAGCGTGTCAAGGGTGGTAATCCTATCCGCATGGGTATCGAGATTGACGAGTCCACCCGCCGCCCAGTTGCTTATCACGTTCTGACGGCTCACCCTGGCGATTACGATTACACTACACTCGCCAATGGCAAAAAGCGCACTCGCATTCCTGCTGAACGGATGATGCACATTTACCGTCCTGATCGTGCGGATCAGACGCGCGGTGTTCCTTGGTCAGTTTCCGCTATAGCCTCCCTGAAGATGCTGCACGGCTATCGTGAGGCTGAATTGGTTGCTGCTCGCGTCGGCGCGGCTAAGATGGGTTTCTTTACGTCTCCAGCGGGCGATGGCTTTACCGCTGACGATTACGAAGACAACATAACTCCGATCTATGACGCAGAGGCCGGAACTTTTCACCAGCTTCCTGCTGGCGTTGATTTCACGGCGTTTGATCCGAGTCATCCAAATTCAGCATTTGCTGACTTTGAGAAGGCTGTCTTGCGCGGGATCGCGGGCGGCTTGGGCGTTAGCTATACCTCACTGGCCAATGACTTAGAGGGTACGTCGTATTCCTCTATCCGTCAGGGTGCGCTTGAGGAGCGTGATTTCTATCGCACTTTGCATCGGTTTATGATTGACCACTTCATTGACCCATTGTTCCGTGAGTGGCTTGAGCATGTAATGGGCTTCGGCGTTATTCCAATCTCCGGCACGAACAAGATCGCCAAGTTTAGCGCGGGCATCTCTTGGCGGGCGCGAGGCTTCCAGTGGGTTGATCCGCTGAAGGAAATTAATGCTGCTGTTGTCGGTTTGCAGAATGGCATCTTGAGCCACACTGACATTGCGGCCAACTATGGCCGAGATGCAGAGGAAACATTCTCGCAGATCAGCCGTGACAAAGAAATGGCCGCAGCTTACAACTTATCAATGGCTTACGAGCCATTTGGCGATAAGCAGCCAGTCCCTGCGGAGGTTGATGTCAATGACGAACAAGCCTAACAGCGGGATGGTCTCTGAGGCCAAGAAGGGCTTAGACTGGCGCAGTGAGTACGGTCGCGGTGGCACTGAGGTTGGCATAGCCCGTGCGCGTGACATCTCAAATGGTAAGAACTTGTCTGATGATACAGTCAAGCGAATGTATTCTTTTTTCAGCCGACATGAGGTTGATAAGAAGGCCGAGGGGTTCCGTCCTGGCGAGGATGGCTATCCATCAAACGGGCGTATCGCCTGGGCGCTCTGGGGCGGCGATGCTGGCTTCAGTTGGTCGCGCAAATTAGCTGCTAAAATGGAAGAGGAACGCTCTATGGAAAATGTCGGAAATTCTGATATACTGCCCGAAAACACCGAGGGTGAAGTTATGAGTGAAGTTCGTGATGCGGAAATTGAAGTTGTTGCTGATGAAGTAACAGATGAGGTCCGCGAAGAAGAGGTCGAGGTTGCCTCAGAGGAAGCAGTTGATGGAGCAGAGGAAACTCGGTTGGCTCCTGAGAAGCTGATTTCTCGCGCTGTATCCGCAGACAAGAAGGTCATCGACGTAGATGATCGTCGTGTTCAAATTGCTGTATCTTCTGAGGAGCCAGTTGAGCGTGGATATGGTAATGAAGTTTTGGATCACTCTGAGCGCAGCATTGACCTGTCGTTCCTAAATAGTGGTCGTGCGCCTTTGCTGTTGGATCACGATCCACGTCAGCAAATTGGCGTTGTGGAATCAGTCACATTGGATGGCTCGGCGCGTAGATTGCGTGCGACGGTTCGTTTTGGAAAGAATGGACTCGCCAAAGATGTGTTTGATGATGTTGCTGACGGTATTCGCAGCAACATCTCAGTTGGCTATCAAGTCAACAAATTGGAACAAGATGGCAAGGGTAGCTACCGTGCTGTCGATTGGCTTCCAATGGAAGTTTCTGTTGTATCTATCCCCGCTGACAGGACAGTCGGCGTTGGCCGGAGCGCAGATGACGACCTTCAACACCGTACAACTAACTCAACCCCTCAAAAGGAGGCTACTATGTCTGATATTGACATTGAAGCGGTGAAGGCCGAAGCTGTTCGCGCCGCCGCAAAAGACCATGCCGAAATCTATGCTCTTGGTGGTAAGCACCAGCAGCGTGATATGGCTGAAAAAGCAGTCGCAGAAGGCCGTACATTGGCCGAGTTCCGTGGCGAGCTTTTGAACGTAATCGGCAACAAGCCGCTGGACAACACTGAAATCGGTCTTGCACCGAAAGAAGTTCGTCGGTTCTCTTTGCTGAAAGCGATCCGCGCTCACGCCAACCCAACTGATCGTGCTGCACAGCAAGCTGCCGCTTTTGAACTTGAGGCATCTGCCGCAGCTTCTGAAGCCTATGGCCGCGAAGCTCAGGGCATCATGATCCCGAATGAAGTTCTTCGTTCATGGGCTGTTCGTGACCTGAACACCACAGATGACGCTGCTGTAATCGCAGACGACTTCCGTGGCGGTTCTTTCATCGACGTTCTGCGCAACCAATCTTCGGTTATGCAGGCTGGCGCTACAATGTTGTCTGGTTTGTCCGGCAACGTGAAAATCCCAAAGAAAACTGCCGCATCGGCTGCTTCTTGGATTTCCACTGAAGGTGGCGCTTCTTCTGAGAGCGAGCCAACTTTGGGCCAAGTTACAATGTCCCCAAAGACACTCGGCGCGTTCACAGACATCACACGTTTGATGATGATGCAGTCCAGCCTCGACATTGAAGCTCTTGTTCGCAACGACTTGTCCACAGCTATTGCTCTTTCAATTGATTTGGGCGCGTTGGCAGGTTCAGGCTCTTCTGGTCAGCCTACAGGCGTAAAGAACACATCGGGCATCAATGCTCCGACTAACTTTGCTGCTGCAAACCCAACCTTCGCAGAAGTTGTTGCGATGGAAACTGCTGTTGCAGAAGACAATGCTTTGTCTGGCAACTTGGCCTACATCGCCCCAGCAGGCATGTACGGCGCTCTGAAGACAACTGCAAAAGACGCTGGTTCAGGCCAGTTCGTAGTTGGCCCAGACGGCAACATGAATGGTTACAACACCATCGTGTCCAACCAAGTCACAGCAGGCGATCTGTACTTCGGCAACTTTGCTGACTTGCTGATCGGCATGTACGGCGGTTTGGACATTGTTGTTGATCCATACACCAGCAGCACAAGCGGCACTGTACGCATCGTTGCACTGCAAACCTGCGACGTGGCTGTACGTCACGCTGTATCGTTTGCCTTTAACAACGACGGCGCATAATATAACTGGTGGGGGCTTCGGTCCCCACCAACCCTACTAGGAGTTTTATATGCCATATCTTGTTTTGAAGTCCTGCGTCATTGACAACTCTCGTTGCAATGCAGGTGATATTTTGAATTTATCTGATGAGAATGCTCGCTCCCTTACCGCCATGGGCCGCGTTGAGTACGTTGATGCTCCGCAGCCTGCGAAGGAAGCTGAAGACCGTTCAGTTGCTTTGCCAAAGAGCAAGGCCACAAAGACTGTTACTCGGAAGGCCAACAAATGAAGATAACTCTTCTCAAGAAAGCAAGCTGGGGCGGCAAGAGCTACAAGAGTGGCAGCAGCCATGATGTTGATGATAAGGTTGCAGGTAAGCTGATCTCTCGCGGATACGCAGAAGTTTATACTCCATCAGAGGAAGTTGAAGATGGCCCTGCCACTGGCGAGTGATCTCGCAACAATACTATCGGTTGACGAGTTTGCTATCCGCGCGCTTTATAAGCGCATGGGAGCTATGGGTGACACTTACATTAATATAATATTCGACAATGAGACTATCCCCGTGGATAACGGCGGATTTGTTCAGGTCCACCAGGAGCAGCCACAAGCCACTTGCAGAACATCTGACATCCCATACATCTCTGAGACTGACAGGATGGTTATCAATTCGGTTGAGTATGTTGTGCGTGCTTGGATTCACGATGGTACTGGCGTAACTGTAGTGCAATTGGAAAAATCATAATGTCTCATGTTCGCCAGCAAATCAGGGAAAGAATAGCGACCCTGCTGAATAGCAATGTTGCTTTAGTTTCGTCTAGGGTTTACGGCAGTCGCGTTTACCCACTGACAGAGGCTAAATTACCTGCTATAACTGTTTATGCGGGCGCAGAGCAGTCCGGCCTGATGACTTTGGGTCGGAAAACGCTTATGAGAACGCTGACGGTCAATGTT